GAAAGATTTTTTTCACTGGGAAATTTTTTATAAGTGTGAGATAGAGGTCTCGTTTTGTCACCTCTGTAGGTTAGGGACTTATCGATTTTTATATACGCATCGCCGCCATAACGCCATCAACAACCGCCGCAAAACACTGCCAAACGACGACATTACCGCATAAACAACTGCCACTACGAATATACTTATGAGTCTAACATATGTGCCCTCTCGAGTCAACCAGAGGGCACACAGTTAGTATCAATCAGAACTCTAGATATTTGCCTCCTCACTATCACTCACAGTATCAGCAGCAAGAGTATCCAGAATGGAAAGAATTTCAAATCCAGTGTTACCTTGTGCCAACAGAGAAAGAATCACAGACTTAGACATAATAACAAAGAAAGAGAGTTTGTGTGCTGGACTGAGTATATTTAATGACCCCTCAATCCAGCGGGTCAAAGTGATACTTAGAAGTACTCGGAAGTACTCAGAAATCGAACACTTCAGAGTTAATCTGAACCACGTTCACTTTCGGATCGGCAAACTTCACACCATCAAAAGTTTCAGTCACACCATACTCATTGTAGAGACAATCTACCAGAGTTTCATAATCACCACACTCTTGTGCTAGGTGATACAAACCCTCTTCATTGTTGATCCACAGAGCAACATTCCAGGTCTCGTAATTCTCCCAACCGTTGTAGGAGATGTCCAGAGCATTGCGTTGGAAAGTAGAAGTCATCTTGGTTTGGGTAGTGCTCATACTATAGGGACACTTTGAAAGCCCCGCGAGTTACTATCAAGTTTTATATAAGAGGTTTATAAACAGGGGTATAAATAATGTGCCTAAGTAGGTGGTACTTCTCAGGTTGGGAGAGTAGAAATACTCTCCCTTATAAATATTAATACCACCTACACTTAGAGCAAATGATTGTAAATGAAGAACTTGCTTCATTGTATAGAGAGCAATTGGAGATTAGGAAAAGATTATCACAAGTAGATATTCAAATTGAAACAATTCAAAAGAACTTGGATGAGGAAGAGATTGTTAGGACGAAATCTTTCGTCTTAAATAATGATAAAGAGTTTGTGAAATGGTTTATAAAAAGGAAAGGTATATTAGAAAATAAAAAGAGAAAGGAAAACATAAAGAACAAAATATCAAAAGGTATTGAATTAAGTTCTATAGATGCTCTGCCCGATGATACTTACATATATGCACTTTATGATGCAGAAGTTATAGTTTATATTGGTATTACTAAAGACTTAAACAATAGACTAAAACAACATAAAAGAACAAAAAAAGTGTTTAGTAGTTACAAGATCTTAAACATTTTTAATGATCGATTTTATGCTCTAAGAGAAGAAAATAATCTTATCAAAGAGCATAAACCAAAATACAATAAACAATCGTTTTAGATAAGTATAAATCTGTGGAAAACTTTTTCTCCACAGGTAATCTCATAGGGTCATACTCTCAAGGTTGTGGAAAACTTTTTTTCCACAGATTACCAACGGACAGGTAAATCGAGATCTTCTACATATGCAGAAACTTTCTCATTGGGTTCCAACTCAAAAATCTTCTCCCATTCCATATTATGTGGGTCAAAATCATTCAAAACTTCAAGTTCTAATGTTACACGATAACGCTGTTTTTGACTCTGAAGATAAGAAACAGACATGAGAATTGAGACCTCCATTTGTTTATAGATACATTCTAAACTATTTGAGAGGGGTTGTCAAGAATGTTGAGAGTATTTATGAGTTTTACTGATATTATGTGAGGAATTATGAGGATTTTGTAATCTTCTGGGGGGTTGACATTTTGGCGCGTTCGTGTTATGATGCACGCAAAGATCACAAGACTTCAGTACATTTAATTGCTCATAAGTTACAAGACTTCAACACTATTGATTCTCAATATCACCACCTTATTGAGAATGAAAGAAAATACCTTATTTACCATTTAATAGTATAGATATACACAACATAAATATATTTTTTACAAAACTTAAATGGCATATATCTATTCAATTACCAACCTACAAAATAACAAACTCTATATTGGAAAAACATCACAACCCAACCCATATGATAGATGGAAACAACATCTACAACTTGCAAGAAATAAAGATAACATAGCAGAAGACAATCCAATACACTCTATGCCGATTGTTCGTGCCATTAGTAAGTACGGAGCAGACAACTTTAAGTTTAGAGTATTAGAGGAATGTACCGAAGAGAGTGTAAATGAAAGAGAGAAACATTATATTGAAAAGTATAACACTGCTGATGGTGTTGGGTATAACTGTACCTATGGTGGTGAAGGTATATCTAAACCAAAAAAGTATTGGTCAAACCATCCACAATCTAAACCAGTGAGTTGTTATACATTAGATGGTGAATGGGTTAGAGACTATGAGAGTGTAGGATTAGCAGCAGATGATAAAGGAAATGGCAATGGAAATTCGCCCATTAGGTTTTGCATTAAAGGTAAAACATTTCAGGCATTTGGATATAGATGGAGTTGGAAAGGTGAAGAACCTAAAGTAGTAGAAAATAGAGTAAATCGTCGTGGGAATGTATACGGTATCAATCCAACATTGGGAAGTAAAAAGATGTGGAAATCACAAGCAGATGCAGCAGAAGAAATATCAGGAGATCGTAAGAATAACAATAGTATTTTTCATTCATTACAAAGTCCAAATAATAACAAATTTCAGGTATCTGGGTGGTATTTGTTTAGAAAGAAACCAACAAGTTGGACACCAGCAACACAAAATAGAGGTGAAGAATATTATAAAAAAATTGCTACAATCAGTGCCGAAAAGAGAAAAAGACCTGTATATGGAGTGAGTATCACAACAGGAGAAATTGTAGAGTTTGAGAGTATGAGTGAGGCATCATTCTTCATTAAAGGAGAGGGAAATTATAAGGGAGTTCCTAACATTTATAACAACCTTAAACGTATAGAAAATGGCGAAACTTGGTGTAATTCTTATGGTTATCGTTGGTATTACAAGGCATAAAAAAAGACCCCTTTACTTGGGGTCTCTATGTTATACTCAATCAGCAATCAATCAAGCGAGACGCATACCATTAAAGAAAGGAATCGTTGCTCCGTCATAGTTAAGAAACCACTCACCTTTCTTCTGAAAGATATACTCTCCTTCCATACCAAAGGCAGAAAGAAGTGCATTTAGACGGGACTTTGTGGTCTTTGTTTGATAACCACAATCAAACAATTCCATCCAGGTTTCGCCTATCCGAGCAATCAGATTGCCGTGTAGATAAACATCAGAAACATTAGTGCAAGAGATAACCTCACTGTTTGCAATCTTCAGATCCCGATTGTTCTGAATTGCATCGATGATTTGAGATTCGATCTTACGCATTGTGATTTGAGTGTTCATACTATAGGGACACTTTGAAGGCCCCGTGAGTTTTTGTAATCAGTCATTAAAAAAATAGGAGATTTGATGTCGAGAAATAGCATACGAATGGGTTCTCCTTGTACCCAAAATGACACAGCATAATCATCCAGTTCAATGTCACCATCTACAGTGGAAAGATCAACACGATCGTTTCCATCATTGTCTGAAATGTAAGGATTATCATCCGTATCATAACCTACAAAGTAGAGCGTATCATTCATACAGACGGCATAAGAATCTGCCAAAAGATCGTGAAATTGATTGAGAGTGATGATAGTTTTTGTCATTGGAAATCAGAAACGAATAATGGGGTGATTAACATCGAGGACATCACATTCCTCAGTCGCAAATACAAACTCTACAGATGCCTGAAATACCTCATCGGGTTCATCTTCAGAGCAGATAGCAACATCAGAATTGAGTTGTTCTTCAGAAAGTTGTTGAAGTTGTGAGAGAAGTTCTTTGTAAGTCATTTGAGAAGTGTGGTGAAGTTGTTAATGATGGTGAAGATAATTCAGACTACACTGTATGATGCCACACTTGAAGGAATACCAGATAATGCTAAAGAACTGTTGCGATCATCAGCATAATCTTGAGCAGCATCTTCGTTGTAGAAAGGTCCAATGAACTCAGGAGAATCGAGTGCATCGGAATCGAAACGGACGGTGAAAGATTTCATTTTGGTTTGAGTGGAGGTCATACTATAGGGACACTTTGAAGGACCCGGGAGTTTTTAAGAGAAACTTGAGAGGTCAAATAATAACAATGGAAGTATAAGGTTGAGGACGTACTTCCCAACATTTGGCAGTAGGAAACTGATAGACAACTTTCTGTGCTTTGTTATCAACGAACTTGGAATACTTTTTGTATTCTCCAAGTGCTTGATTGAGCAGAAGAACGTTACCTTCTGCGTCGTGGATTTGTATGTACCAAGTCATTTGTTTGAGGTTTGTGTTCATACTATAGGGACACTTTGAAGGCCCCGGGAGTTTTTAACAAACAAGATTCGGAACAAATAACCAGATATATTCACCATCTTCGGGTTCAATTCCACCAACAACAAACTCGGAATAAATTGCATCGGCACTACTGTAATCATTCCTACGAATCAGACACTCAAGGCGATTCGTAAATGTTTCAATCAATTCATCAATGCAGTCTTGTCTGTTCATTTGAAAAGTTTCAGTTTGAGTGATTGAAGTGCTTGTTTGCGGGACTTAATTTTGCCCTTACACATTCCCTTGGTTCGTTTATGCTTACCAGAGTTATGTTTCCAGTTTGGAGTGTTCATTGTGGGAGAAAGAGATTGTGAATCTTAGCACGAATCGCATAAACATCTTCACAGTCATAATCATCATTATCCAGAGCATTACCGATGAAATTGTAAATCATATCCCATTCGGTTTCTGTGAAGAACTCTTGAACCGTTTGAGTCATTTTGTTTGAAGGAGTAGTGGTCATACTATAGAGACACTTTGAAGGCCCCGTGAGTTCTTTACTCATACTGCCAGTGCTCCAGTGGGAATCTCTACAACTTCAGGCAGTTTGCTATCTTCAAATTGGTGCATATCATAAGCATACCAATTACCATTGCGGAAGATATAAGAGTATTCTTCACCATCAGTGAAGAACTCATTCATATCATTATCTAAACGAGGAGGACAATCTTCTCCACGAGAAGAATAATATTCAGGTTCGTTATTCTCGTTCCAACAAGTACTCATATCACCGCCGTCAATCAGTTCGGCAGCAAGTTCTTTGCTATTGTAGTGCGTCTTCAGAATACGACCCAACCATTCAGGATAACCATCCCAATGGTGATAAGCAGACAGAATAGAACCATCTGCAAGTTCAATACCGATGCGTGAACGAGTTGCCATGATTTTGTTTGTTTGAAGAAGAATGAGTTCTTACACTATAGGGACACTTTGAAGGCCCCGTGAGTTTTTGTAATCAACGAAAACTTACATTGATTCCAATTACTTTTGCTGTTGGATTTCTTGCCAGTGCGGTTTCTCGGGCATCTTTTGAATTGTTTGCCTGCACTTGCTCCTTAAACACTTTACCACCAACATAGAGATCAACGATAAACTTCATGAGAAAACCTTTGGTAAACCAGCAACAATTAGAAAAGATAAGAGAGCAACAATATCCCAACATTTATGGCGAATCATATATGGAATGGCAAGAGAATTGCCCACCAGATATAATCGAGAACCTAAAGTTGTGTCATGATACATTGTGACGATGTAGGCAAAACAGATAATGAAACTGGAAAGAATGCGAGCACGATTTTCAATCATCGGTAAAGATACCCACCTGTCCAATCAGCATTTTCAAGTAACCATTCACGATCTTTGATCAATCGCAGATCAAATCTAACACCTTTTGCTGGTGATTGCCAGGATGCAGACTTATAAACCTCACCAGTCTTTTTATCAATGAAGCAATGAACAGAACGAGAACCATTTGCGTTCATAATCACTTTATGATACTTACGACCACTCTCAAAGGTGAACTCATAATCGCAAATACCTTGCTTGAGTTTAGCAATACAGGCATCATGATACTCTACATCAGACGTGCGAAGTTGATGACTGCGAATAGAATAATCAATGAAGTTTTGACGCAGTGCATCACATAACTGCCACACATACTTAACAACGTTGAGTTGCAAAGTATTCTGTGCATCTCGTTGAGCACAGAAATCACTGAAATCTTTGGTGAGAAAAGCAGAGGTCATGAGAGATGAGAGTTGGTTTGGTGCTCATACTATAGGGACACTTTGAAGGCCCCAGAAATAACTAACTCCAGTTTTTTTCCAGAGTGAAGTTGAGTCTGCTAAACTCTGTGCGATTCACAACTTTGTATGAACCATATTTGTTAACAATCACATATCCTTCGTGTTCACTGCTGCGACCATCAATCTCACAAGAAATACTTTTATCGGCACGAATGTAGAAGAATAAATCCATCTTAATAGATTCCACAAGTTTCCACAATCGAATCAGGTTCTTGTCGCAATTACACTTCTCGGCAATCTCATACTCACATACTTTGCGATTCTCACGAATACAAAGGTTGATCTCTTTTTTAATCTTGACTGCTTCTTTCTCGGACACAAATTCGCACAAAGTGCTCATCTGTCGGGCAAAGTTACAGAAGTCAAGAATATCTTCACGATCCTCAGTTAAAGACACTCTAGGACGCACCCATAAGACTGTAGAACAGGCAGGAACTTTCGCACCGAAGGATGCACTACAATCACGAAGATTGCTCCCAGAATAGGTTGTATGAGGGGCAAAGATAATCGGTTGAGTGATTACTTTTGGAAACTTATAGGTGATAGTATTGGGGCAATATGTGTCGGAACCACCATAACCAATAAAGTCTCCCTGAATAATACCAGAGATACGTGGTAGATTGTGAAAACAAGCAATCAGAATCTCTGAGACACGAACATTATTGCCGTGATTACGAAGAATATCTTCTACGGAATAGTTGATTTTAATTTTGACTTTATTGAATACACTTTTGGTGCCCACGAAGAACTTACCGTTCTCTGGATTTGTACCAAAAACTATTGCGGGAGCACCATCAATTTTGACGGTAATCTTTGATTTTGCAGTAAACCAATTCAGCACAGATAGGTCACCTGTGAGAATCTCATCTTCAGGGTGTTCTAGGTGGGTGTTCTTCATACTATAAGGACACTTTGAAGGCCCCAGGAGTTATTGATTCATTCCAGTAAGGTAAGTTCTGAACATCTTTTATTTGTTATTTGTGTATAGTGTTCGGATAAATCTATACCAACAAAGTTTCTACTTTCTAATAAAGAAGCAACACCAGTACTACCACTGCCACAAAATGGGTCTAACACAGTAGAATTGATGGGAGAATAGATCTTGATAAGATATTGCATTAATTGAAGTGGTTTGACTGTAGGGTGATTGTTATATTCTCCCTTCTCCTTTCTTGTTGCTCTTGGAGCATAAAAATATTTTTGGTGTTCTGATTCCACATCGCCAATAATGTTAGATGGATACCTACCAGCATCATTTCCACCAGTCAATTCCTTCGTAATCGGTTCATTTGTAGATGGATCAATCCAGACTTCTTCTTTGGTTTTAAGATCACATGCCTTATTCTGAATACCACCAAATACTCTACGTTTAGATCCACCTTTAATCCAACCTGTTGGTGGTTTTTTATCCCAAGGAACACGGGTATTCTCTGTATCAATCAACCCACATCCCCATTTTTCAAAGTTATTTTGAAGAGAACCTTTATATGGTTTTTGTGCTACTACTATCGGTTCGTGAGCAGGTTTCAGTCTATTATATTTCACCATTTTTGTGGTAGTCATCCACATAATCTGATCCTTAATTATGAATCCAGCATCCTCTACATTACATGCCAGACGATGATACAATTCTGGAGAACAGAACGCAAGACAAAAAGCACCAGGACGAAGTGTACGAAACACTTCACACCATATTTCTACACCAGGAACAGAATGGTCCCAGTGATCCATACCCATACCATAGGGAGGGTCAGTGATACAAGAATGAAAAAAGTTCTCCCCATAAGAGGAGAGAACTTGTTGACAATCACCTGTTATTGTTTCATATTTATTGGAATACATTATAGGGTTCTTTACTATTGACTTGTGCTAACCATTTTACATTTATTGGTTTTAGTTGTCCAGCACGATAAAGATCAGCAACATCACAGCAATGGTTGATATAAATTTTACGTTCACTTTCCATCAGAATACGTTGAGTTCTAGCATTGCTTTCGGTCGGTTGAGTTTCAACACCATTACCCATTTCTAAGAAATAGTATGCATTCCTATAAACTTCAGGATTTTTAAGTTGAAACTCAAACATCTCATACAACTTACGATGGTGGTCAGGTTTGCGTCCCCAGCCCGCAACGAAATCGTCAGGCTCATTCATTTCAACACCATAGTTTTCGATAAGGTGTTGTTCTGCTTTATTTTTAGTGTAAGGTTCAATAGAGACTTTAATACCTTCTTCAGCAAGGATTTCGGCAACAAAATTGCGACGGTCTTTCTTACGAATTTCTTTGTATCGAGTGGCAAGAATCTCGTAAACTGCTTCTTCAGTTTTCTCAATTTCCCCACAATCAAAACCTAATCGGATAATGTATTTTACATCATTAGGAGTGCAGTCATTTTTCTTTTCTTTGGTTGGATTGTTTGCCATCGCACCATACTGAAGCAAAGAATACTCATTTTTACCTTTAATCAGAGCACATGGGAAGTGATTCCAAGGAAGTTCATAACGATTATTACCATCACGAGTAATAAACTTGTAGGTCTTGCCTTTATATTTAATAGGAGTATCTAACTCAGAAACAGCAGGTTGGCAGCATCGGTAATCATAACCCTCACTGATGATACTATCACGAATCTCATCTTGTGTGTTCTTAAATAGTGCTTGGTCAACACGAGTTTGACATTCGATTCCAAGTTCACGCGCAATAGTGTGTGACATGACTTCATTTTTGTCAGCAATCATCCACCGCACGAAGGTGATTCCGGGTGCAGATGTGGTCTTAGTTTTATCATTCCACATTAAGATACGACCATGACGTTCAAGCATCTCAAGAGAAAAGATATTCTCTTTTGAATTAACGACAGAAGGGCGATTCAGGAAATAAGTACCATTGTAATCAACAAAAGTCAAATCACCACTATCTCGAAGTTCTTGAACATCACGAAGCACACCAGCAGTAGAAACTTCTAGGTGATCGTAAAGCGTGGAGGAAATGTTAGAGAGAAGTTGGTAAATGTCTTGAACATGAAATTCAACATCATAATCGTAAATTTCTTTTAGAATCTCAAGAAGTGGTTCTTTAGTGTTGCTCATTGTCAATTCAGTGTTTATAGAGTTAGTTTAGCAGGATTTGTGAAGAGTGTCAACCCCCAAAGTTGTAATTTAGAACATTAGATTCACACAGTTTACGGTCGGCATGTTTGAAGTAATTTGTGCGAGTCCATCCACCTGATTGAATAAACATATTGCGAATATAAAAATCAAACCCACGGTCATCATCTTGCCACTCGGGTAGTGCCTGATACTTACGCAGAATTACATTTAGTTCCTCAATCAGACATGCAAACAACTCACGCTTACTTGTCTTAACGACATCATCGGCAAAAAAGATTGTCGTTTGATTGTACTTCCCACTACAAAAAATGTAAATAACACGTTCTTTAGGCAATCCCCCATTATAGGTAGGATATGCCTGCTTACTAGACTTACATTCAATATCATAAATCTTACCCCCAAAATTTACACGAAAATCGGGCGAGTTCTGTGTGCCATTTGGTTGGTATTCATACGATAGATTATGCTTTTTAAGCAAATCCTCCACCTGTTGTTCGTGATAAGAATTGTCCTGAGAATTTCCTACATACGTGAGTTTTAGACATTCCCTGAAAAATTGATTCATTGTTGTCATTTGTTCTCCTCGGACTTATTTGCCCGTTGTGAGTGTTTACACCATAGGGACACTTTGAAGGCCCCCAGAGTTCTTATAGAGAAATCTCTGCAAGACTCTTACCTTTCTTATGGTTACTGATATAATTTCGTGCTGAACTTTCGGTTCTACAAAGTTTCTCAAGTTGTTTTCCATTGTGTAGAATAATGTATCCAGAGTTTCCATATGGAACAGCACAGTATTCGCCCTTGTTGATTAGAAATCCGTCTTTCATTTGTAATACTTTCCAAAAAATCGGTGTTTTCGTTTGTGATGAATGACCTTTCATACCCTCAAGGTAGAATCGTCAAAAAATCACGTTTTTGCTTGAGTGGTGGACTGGGTTCTCAGTGAGACTCACCTGCGAACCACCGATATTGCTGGTTCTCCCTTATTGAAGATTGTATCAACAACTGCCTGAATGGATCGTGAAGTTGAGATACCAACTTTATCATACACAGGAACAACAACCAGACCAAACTTCTTGGATGAGTCACCCAAACGAATCACACGTCCAATAGTTTGCGAAATACTAATGTAGTCCATATTCCGCATAAACAACACTGCCTCCAGTCCAGATACGTTGATGCCTTCAGATAGGATGCTATGATGTATCACAACAAACTTCTTGCTACTATCCTTGCCCCAGGCATTGAGAGTATCAAAGAACTTCTCACGATCCACCTTCTTACCATCAATCACCGCACCAGTCTTGGATGTAATCATCATCCAAGAATATCCACGTTTCTGTAGTTCAGAACAGAAAGGTGATTGTGATATCAACCCAACGATTTGTTTGGTGCTGCGAGCACAAATCAGAACCTTTTTGACGCTCTGGTCATCAATGGTTTCCAGCAGATTATCGGCATCTCTCTCATATATCATCTGCTTGTCTTGCACCATCGCAAGTTGCTTGATGACAACTTTGGGGGGCAATATGTAACCTTGATTCACCAATTCAGGAGCAGGAACTTGACAGATGACATTACCATAAACCTCAGGAAGATTCATTCCTGGTTTGGATACCGTAAGAGAATGTTTTGGAGTCGCAGTCATAAAGTAGCAACGATTTGCATTCGCAGAGAAGTGCTCTGTTGCAGGGAAAAAGTTACGTTTGACGGAATTATGTGCCTCATCAAAGTATATCGTATTCACATCAATCTCGGCATCAACCAAACGTTGAAGAGAGTTATAGGTTGTGAATATTAACTTGTGACGTGAGTTATGAGTATTCACCCACTGACAGATTGTATTCGGATTTGTGGTGGATTCGTGATGAGTTTCTCCACTGTGAACGTGAAGAACTTCTGCATTCACAATGAACTCCAGAAACTCACTAGATAACTGCTCTGCTAAAAGTATCCTTGGTGCCACAACAACAATGGTCTGGGGAGTTTCTTTAGCAAACTCTTTGAGTGCATCAGCAATCATAGTAAGAGTTTTTCCTGCCCCAGTTGGTTTTATAAGTTGACCTTTGTTGTGCTTGGACATGGCATCAACGCCACGGATTTGATGAGGGCGAAGAGAAATCATTGGTTTGGTGCTCATAATGTAGGGATACTTTGAAGACCCCAAAGGTTTAGTTTACTGATGCTTTCAAAGATTTGAGTTGCTCCTGAATATGAAGCATTGCCGCACGACTATATCCTGTCGCATAAGGATAAGATTTTTCGGTATCTTCATTGTTAGAGTCTACATTATAGCACACATTGATCGCACTTTCAAGACTTTCAATCAAGGTTTCCAGAGTTGTAATCGGAACTTTCACAGTTTTCATAATTTTGAAGTTCTTATACTATAAGGACACTTTGAAGGCCCCCAGAAGTAAGAGTTACCAGGTTCTATAGTCGTGCTTGAGTTTAACATCTTCTGGTTTCTTTCCTTGCTTTTCTGCTTCAGATTGTCTTACCAGTTTCTCAAGTTTCTCTTGACCTTTTCTTATAATCTGCTTTCTTTCTTGTCTGCTCATACCAACAACTGCTCTTTTAGGTTGATCTGGAGGTCTCTTATCTACTTCGGCAGGTTTAGTTTTGGAGAGAATCTTTGTTGCTTGTTTTGCCAAATCTTTTGGTTTTGCTTTTGGTTTTTCTCCACCACTTTTTGCTGCTGCTCTTGCCTGTGCTGCTCTTCTGCGTTCTTCTTTTGCTGCAGCTGCTGCTCTTTCTCTTACAGCAGCAGAACCACGTTCTTGTTCTGGTTGTTGAACTCTTGTAGATGTTTGTCTTTGAGCACCAATATCTGTGCGGGGTTTATAATCTGTTGGTTGTCTCTCTTCACCAGGTTTTGCCTGCTTCAATTTACGTATTTCAGCAGGAGTTTTCTTTCTCTTTCTACCGACACGTCCACCTTCACCGCTCTGACGAACTTGTGCTCCAGACATAAAAGAAGCATCGTAGGCTTCTTTACAAAATTCAGGGAAAGTCTTCATTTACAGGTGAACGTATCTTTCAATATTTATCAATAATCTTCTTCAATCACCTCATCGGTAGGTGAAACTTTCGGTCCCTTTGCTACGAGATCATTTTCTTTGAAAAAACGTATTCTTTCGTATCGGGCAAGAGTCAAAAGTTCATACTTTTCTTTTTGTTCTTTTGTGAAGTTGAAGTTTTGTTTTCTCCAATCAGCACGAAGTTGTTTGAGGTGAGGCAGAACATTTACAGTGTCGGTCATTTACTTGTTGAGGGGTGATTTGTAGAAACGTGTGAAAGCAGTTACGATAATAATCAGTGTGGAGATAATACCGATAAAACCCAAATAGGTTACGGCATCGCCAGTGAAAGTGTAGGTGTCGAGATTCATAGTAGTTTAGAAGTCGATGTAACCAGAATCAATCAGAGATTGAAGAGTGCGTCCATAATGCCCCTGCAACCACTGGTATGCTTTTGTATCATAGATTTGTTGAAAAAGAGTAAAGAACTCTTCTTCTTCAAGTTCGCCAGATTCATAGCGAAACAAAAGATCGGTGTTAGGCATAATCAGTAATCAATGTTTGAGTTCAAGTATTCTTGAAGGTTGAACTTTTCCTCTTCTTCGAGAGGTTCATTCATCTCTTCTACGAAATCAAAAGAAGAGAACTCTTCAATCGAAAGATCATCAAAATAGTCCATTTTAGAATCGGTTGCTTACACTATAGAGACACTTTGAAGGCCCCAGAGTTCTTATTTCGCACTTTCCTTGAAGAGATTTACATTCTTCCAATCCTTTTTATACACAATCACGCATATATCCGCAGCACGATGTGCTCCCACAGAGGTACAGACACTGATATAATCATCACAAACAAATCGAACTTCTCCAATAAATTTTTTGTGTTCTACAATTACTCCCACTGCAAATGCGTTCATCTAAATGCTGCCTCCAAAGGTGTGATTTTAATGGGCATTGATGTATAACAAGTTGTATTCTTGAAATTCACTTGTTTACCAATAGTCTTACTATTTACAGGAGAATGAAACTTGTGAGTTTTATAGTTATAAAAACCCCACACAGTTTTAGTAACTTTACCATTATTGTAAATAAATTCACGAGAACAACATAACCAAATCGCAAATACATCACGTTTGAACTGTTCTACTTCATAGTAATGGTCTTTGGGTGCCTTGTGAAGAAACTGTGAAATCAAATCAATGGAGAGGGTCATCAGGAATGGAGAGAGCATCGTAATCGGGATACATTACACTTACAATATATTGTGCTAAATCACGATTTGGAGCAATCACATCCACCGACACATCCAGATAATTGGGAACATCTTCAGGAGAATCTTGCATCGGCAGGGATATATCTACTCTCCAGACACGACCATTCTTGAGATGTGCCTTATAATCAACAATCATATCAGCACTCATTTGTTTTTTTTCTCCATAAAGTATTTGAGTTGAGCAATTTCAGATTCATATTCACGAATCTTATTTTTCAAGTATTCAATTCTTTTCTTTTGTTGCTCTTCAATTTCGGACAACATTCTGTAATGTTCGGTGCTCATAATTATGTTGTAAATGAAGTTACAATACGGGATTCTTCATCTTCTGAAAGGGCAAATCTTTCTGCCTTGATTACATTTTCACGAAGATTTACATAATTTTCATTGAATCCATTATCATATTCCTTAATCAAATCAAAGCATTCATCATCATCTTCTGCAATCACATTCCAAATTCCACCATATTCTGAACGGGGGAATCTTTCAAAATGATCCACCAAATACAAAAACTTTTGTGCCATTAACCTCACGATTCCTCACTGTTTGCTTGATTATCATACCAGTTTTTGTCTCCTTCGTCAAGTATATTATCACTCGCCACAAATAAGAAACTCATTCCAATCAATAAAAGAAAAATCAATAGACTTACGGCAATAATTGAAATCACGAACAGAACTCCGCAATAAAGTAATCAACGGTAATCTCAAGTTCCTCTGCTCTTGATTCTGCCCAGACAATAAAATCCTCTTGGAGTTTATCTACCTGTTGTTCCTGACGTTCTTTGCTATAATCAATCATTTGAAAGCACCTTCTTTTACAGTTTTTTCGTAATATCTTTTGTATATTTTATCATTATTACAATCGGGATGCCATCCTGCCTGCGAACTACAGAACTCTACTTTTGCTCTTTGATAATCATATGCCTTGAGAAGTTTAGCATCTCGTTGTATTGCCCAGGCATTCCATCCCAAAATACCTATCACACCAAGAAAAATGTAAGCGATTTGAGTGCTTTTGAACACTTGAGATTTTCTCCGATTTACTTTTTTATTATAGCACAAA